GTCATCTCCCCCGTCTATACCAAAGAAGTTAAGCATATAGGCAATAGTCTGGGGATCATCAGTTCCACCATCCGCAACAATTGATTTGATAGCATCAGGGTAAATACCTTTTTCAATCGCTCCGTTTATACCAAGATGAAACTTATCGCTAAAGGTAAGATGTTCAGGGTCAAACATAAGTTCCTGTGACGCACCCGATATGGAATTAAACGCATCGAGAACACCTATGGGAACACTTTTGAGCTCCCTGTCTGTCCGTACTGCCTTGCCTGATTTATCCAGATCCCAATCATGGAATATGTTTTCCGAAACATAGGAACGTATTTCTGCACGATTTGGCTCTATACCCCTCTCTTCCACTCCTCTCATTGCTTCATCAGTGAGCTCCTCAACAAAATTAACCATCTTGTCCATCGTTATCGGTTCATAACGGAAGAAATTCTGGTTCGCTTTTTCATCCTGTAAAATTCCGACTTCCTGTTCAGAGTAGGTCTTTTCGAGATCAAGTTTTAACTTGCCAAATAAAGGTTCTTCGTCATCGAGATATTTGATTTCATCGATAATATCTTGATAATTCTCAGGTTCTGTTTCCAGCAGTTCAACTAATTTGTTTCTTTCTTTCAGATTTATAGATTTAAATCGTAGATTCCCTATAGATGAGGGTGCGTCAGGAGGGTTAAGACGGGCATTCCATATAGCCAGTTTCGGCAATAGGGATTTTTCAAACTCAGAAAGTGGAATCCCATATCCTGCCTGAGATAAATAGTAGCTGTATTCAGTCCCCATCGACGTACCTCTCTGGAGGTCGTGTTATTCCGTGTGACATAAGTGCCTGCTTAAATCTGGGCATAGCCACTTTTTTCTTAGGCTCCTGCATAACCGTGGGAACCCTTTTCTTTGGATCAGCCGTATTTTTCTGAAGAGACTTGTACTCTCCGACAATACTCAAAATCGCATCTGTTACGGGGTTTTTAGCGGCCAATGTCTATCCTTTCAGGCTGAAACGTATCCGGTGTTAATGCCCTGTTCAGATCAGCACCGCCACCTGCGCCGTTAACCCCTGGAACCTGCGGAGCCATAGCCTGCTGACGCTGTGCTATTTCCTGTGCCGCCTGATCCTGGTTGCCTTCATCCACCAGTCCCATCTGCTGTGCCACCAGTGTCTCAATCTTTTCCCTGACTGAGGGCAGGTTTCTCACCGACTCCTCGATCAGTCTCTGTTTAATCTCAGTACCGTTCTCATATCCTGCGGTTTCGTAGTAAGTCATGGGATCAATTAATCCTGCGCCGTACTCGCTCATGGCCATCTGCCTGTTCTGCAATTCCATGACAGGTTCCGAATGAGGGAACGCTATCTGTACGCCGTAGACACTGTGTATCTGTGACTTCCTTAAAGTCTTACCGTTAGCACCGATACCCCCTGAGAGTTCCGACACAGAATCAACAAGCTGCAATATCCTGCTGCCAACAATTGATGCCATGTGTTCTCTCTGCAATGCAGGTGCTGCGAAAGTTCTTAATCCAGCCGTATTTAAAATGGCCTGCTGGCCGACAGTTGTGACTCCTGCCTGTCTTACGCCTGCAAGTGCTGATGAATATGTACCCATCTCAAGAGTGTTATCAGTCTGGCCGCGAAGTTGAAGAGCCCAGCCAGGAACGTCAGGGGTATTCATTACCCAGAAGTCCTGTGGATCTCCTTCTAAAATTCCCTCGTTAGCAATTGCCTGTGCTAATGTCATGGGATCTCTCGATGTACCCATAGGGGCAAAGGCAAATCTCAGTAATATCTGGTGAAAGGCAGATAGTTCCTGCGTTCTTTTCCTGATAGTTTCCTTGTTAGGTGTGAGGATTCCCTGTGCGAGGTTTGCCGGATCTCCTCCTGTTTCCGCTATATCCATACCCCAGCCTGCAAAGGCGTGAACGAAGGGTACGAATCCCATAGTATTCCTTTCCATCCATATGGGAGTGGCCGCCGTTGACGAAGGGGAACCGTAATGCGCGTTTGCATTTGCGAGTAGTTTGACATGCCAGTGCGGTGTCCAGTAGTCCCATGTTTCAACCTCATCCCACGGGTCATAATTCCCCATGTCGAATATTTCGCTGTACCTTCTTCTCTGCTTTCTCTTCTTGGTAACCGACTGTTCATGGAGGTCCTGTGCGGTCATCTTTGATGCCTTAATCGCCATTGTCGGAATCTTTTCATTCGGGTTAATCAATACCGTGGAAGGGTGGGGGACTCTTATTCTTACCGGATTAAAACTTTTTCGGCGAGCCCTGTATACGGACATGGCCCCGTCATAATCCTCCTGAGTATCGTAGTCGTCCATGTTCGGCTCTTCTGGCCTTTCTCCGAGACCGACAAGTATGGGTGCTTCAACTATCGCGTAGCCGTGAGCCACAAGATATTGTGCTGCCACTTTCCACGGAAGGGTCGTTTCATTAAGTGCGGCATCTTCCATGACTGCTTTTAAGCCGTGCTCTAAATTAGTCGCATCCTGCTTGTGCTGTTCTGAATCTCCCACGGGTTCCCTGCGAATCCTTGGAGAGAAACTCATAAGGGTATCAACAGCATGGTTCACAAGATGGGTAGGGGTTGAGTCATAAAAGACCGGCCTGCCCTGGTAGTTTGCGCTCCATACGTTGAACTTACGGTTGTAGTAGTCATCGTTATCTCGGAACTCATTATGAGCATTTGCCCAGAGTTCACCCATTTTTGAACGAAACCGTATGATAGTTTCAACATCGGGCCGTTCTCTTAAATCAGCCATAAAATTTCCTTATGCCAGTGCCGGTAAACGGATTATCTTGTTATGCGTATATATGCCCCGATCCTGCTTAACCATAAGGGCAATTCCCAGTGCTATGACATAGTCATCGTGAGCACCACCCATTGCCTGCGGCTTTTCACCTGCCGCTGCAATTATAGTCGAAAACTCATCGAGGCCGTGTCTGTTAGGAATAGTAAGATGCCCTGCGTTAAATGAAGCTATAAGCTCATCAAAGAGTGACTGCCTGCTTGCACGGTCAGTGCGCCACCCGTCCTCTCTTCTCATGTTCTTACCGCGGCCCACACGGCGTTTATAGAGCTTGGGATAGTTTTCATTCTTTGCTGTTGTTATGACGGTATCGGAAAAGTTATTTTCAATTCCCCAGTCAGGATTTCCGTATACCTCAAGCAATTCCATTGAAGCTACAGCGAAGTCTTCCGGTTGCAAAGTTTTCGTAACCAGATCGGCTACAACGTACCCTGAATTTACATCCACCACTACAGTTACGGAGTAATCCATCTCAACTCCAAGAGCCACATCCGAGCCTGCAACGTACCTTCTTCCCACCCTGATTTCCTGGTAAATATTTGCAGGTCCCACTTTACGAATTGGTTCGGTACAATCCTCTGCCATACCCTCAATCATCTCCCTGCTGAAGATGCTTTGAGCTCTCGGAGGGGACAGGGCTTCTAATTCATCACCAGGATATTCCTGTTCCATGTACTGTTCGGGAGTCATACCTTCTAATTCAGTTGACGGAACGGTAGCTGACACCCCTTCGTACCATTTCTCATCTCTCATAGGCCGTGCGTGCCACGGTATAAACACCTTGGTCCACCCGTTATCGGGGGAACTGCGGTAAATCTCCTTGAAAAGTGAGCCCATCTGCCTTTTATTCGAGGTCGAGCCCATGATCATCTGCCCACCTGCATCAACGGTAGGCTTTACAGCGGCGTAATTGGCCGCATGGTACTCGTGAAAGTCTGCCTCATCCTGTATTACTACAGAAGCAGTCTCCGATCTTCCTGCATCTTCCGTGGAAGGAAGGGCAATTACCTTGGAATCCCGTGAGGGAATGCCTATTTCACCCCTTGAATCAGGAGATAACCCAGACTGCCAATCCGGAGGAAGGTTTTTGAGAATAAAGCGCACCTTATCAAGGAGTGAAAAGGCCTCAGTTTGTCCGCGAGAAATCATTAATACGTTAGTACCAGGATGAAAAGTAAGTAACCACGCAGCATAAGCTGCCGAAGTCCATGAAAATCCCAACTGCCTTGCTTTTAAAACAGTAACAAGGCGGTTATCTACAAGAGCTTTTGCCAGATCCACAAGATATGGCCACTTCTGAAACGGAGCAGCACCACCAGACACCCCTGAATGTAACTGCGCCCTCTCCAAGATCTTCACATGATCAAGGAAATCAGGCTGCTCACCATC